GATAAGATCATATTACATTGTAGTGCTACTCCTGCTGGGAAACACTTTGATGTAAATGAGATTAGAAAATGGCATGTTGAGGGAAGAGGTTGGAAAGATATTGGTTATCACTACATAGTTTATATTGATGGGCAAGTTGTAGTTGGAAGACCTGTAGAAACTCCAGGAGCTCACATTCAAGGGCACAATAAAAATAGCATTGGTGTTTGTTACGTTGGAGGAGTTTCTAATATAAAAGATAAGAAAGGTAAGTTTCCTGCTGAAGATACAAGAACTCCAGAACAGAAAGAAGCTCTTTGGAAACTACTTATGGAACTGATGGCATGTTATGATGGAGCAACGCTTCATGGTCACAATGAGTTTGCTGCAAAGGCTTGCCCTAGTTTTGACGTACAAAAAGAGTACAAAGATGTAATTAAGTTTTATGCTGATAATTAAAAAGATTGTAAACTTCTTAAGAGATCAATGGTTAGCTGTGGCTATTGTTGCTCTTCTTATTTTTATGCAAGTGCAGTCTGATATGCATGTTAAGTTCTATCAAAAGGTTATCGAGGATTTAAAAAACCAGATAGAGGAATATAAAAAATCAGATGAGCAGCTAAAGCATAAAATTGACAGCTTATCTTCTCTTGAAAAAGAGGTGGTAAAAGAAATACAAACCATCAAAGAAAAGGAATATGTACAGATTAAAGTGGTTGATAGCATGCCTATTAGTGAGCTTCAGCAGTTTTTCTCAGACAGATACCCCAGTGGTAATTCTAACTGAGCATCAAGCTAGAGAAGTTGCTAAAGACTTAGTTAGATATGATGCACTTAAAGAGGTGTATTCCAAACTAGAACAGAGAGTTGATATACTAATAGGGAAAGAAAGCTTATTAGAACAACGTATAACAGTTAAGGACTCTATTATATTCAAACAAAAAGAGTATATAGATGTACAAGATGAAATTATAAATGCAAAGAAACCAATAAAACTACACGGATATGTGGGCTTACAAACCTTTCAGGCCACACTAAACGATCCTATGATGTATCTTCAATCACATGTAGAACTAGGAAAGTTTAATGTAGGAGCTAGAGTGTTTGTGCAACCTAATAATCCTGGAGGATATGGGTTTGTTGTCGAATATAAAATATTTTAACAAATGGCAAAATATGTAGCTAAACCCTTTATCCCTAAAACTAGAACCAAAAGACCAGGTGTTCATAGTAAGAATGCATCACAAGGTCAAGTAGGATATAAAAAAAGGTATAGAGGACAAGGTAAGTAATGAGTAAACATTCAAATCTTCCATATCACTTCTACGTTAATGTAGATAATAAGTTTTTAGGGCCTAATATGCCAAAGGGTGTTACACCAGCAATATGGCATGCTGTATATGGAAGACCTTATCAACTGCTTCTTTGTCATGTAATGCTTGAGTCAGGAGGGCATTGGAGTGGGTTACCACTACATGCTATATCAACTACAACAGACTTCTCTGTAGATCACAAAGAGCTAATGCCCTGGAAAACTATGGGAGAAGATATGGATGTTGTACAATTCTCCTATCTTGAAGGACTGCAGGTAAATACTAGAGTGGGTCCAGGTAGACACACTGGAATAATTGTTGATTGGAAAGATGGATACTCTCGATATCAGCAAGAACATAAACCACTGAACCTTGTTCACCTTGACTCAGGTCAATTTGCTTTGCAACCGAATAACTACTGTACGTTTAAAGATGAACACTTTACGTCTGATGAGTATAAAAATCAACTAAAATTCTACCGAAGGGGAGAAGAAATATATTGGGAATGAAAGACTATGATTTAGATGACTGGGAATTGCAAATAGCATTTCACTGGCCACACGATAGATTTGCACTAGGTTGGGAGATAATCAACCCAAATGAAAAGTATAACTACACAACTATCAAGTTGTATCTTTTTGTAATATCACTAACACTAGACTTCTAACTAATTTGATTAGAAGTCTTTAACATGTTTAATTATTTTAATTTATACCTAGATTATAATAAGTCTAGGAATATTCATATTTTTGTATTATAAAAAACATATATCATGCCTATACCAAATAAACAAATCGGATGGGGAGCAACAGAAAACTTGTTGTGGAACATCTCTAAGCAATTAGAGCGATTGATTCAAGTGACTGGTGCACAAAACACCACTACTACAACCACAACAGCTGCTCCGTAAGTATAATTAAGAAACCAACAACTACATATGAAAGACTTAAGATTTATCAGTGCCCAGCCAGATGATACTTACTACACATGGCAAGTACATCTATGGTTGGAAAGTTTAAAAGAAATAGGTGAGATAGACAAAGCAATTGTTTTAATCTTCACACCTGCTAGTAGACAGTTTAATGATAAGTGGCAGAAGATAGTAGATCTATATCCTGAAGCTGAATTTAACTTCTACAAAGATGAAGAGAATGATGTTAGTAAGTTACTAGGAATATACATACCTGTACTACGTCCATGGTTACTCTGGAAGTATTTTAAAGAAAATCCAGAAATGTCTGAGAAAGCTATATTCTATTGTGACTCTGACATACTATTTACAGATAAGTTCGATATAAAGAAGTTCTTAGAAGATGATGTAAATTATCTATCTGATACAAATAGCTACATAAACGCTAAATACTTCGATAGTAAAGTGAATCAAGTGCTACCTGAAAAGCTTGAAGAATACAAGAACAGAGATATCCTTTCTGAGATTGCAAGTGTAATAGGTATAGACAGAGAGATTGCTGAGGTAAACAACGAACACTCTGGTGGAGCACAATACTTACTAAAGAACATAGATTATAACTTCTGGAGTAAGGTGATGAATGATTGTATACTCATCAGAACCTATCTGCAGAAGATAAACAGAGAGTTCTTTAAAAGTGAAGCGGAAGGTTTTCAATCATGGTGTGCAGACATGTGGGCTGTGCTTTGGAATCTTTGGCTTAGAGACCAAGAAACAAAAGTGGTTCCTGAGCTTGAATTTGCATGGGGCCCAGACCCTATATCTAAATTAGATCGATGCTCAATATACCACAATGCTGGTATTGTAGCAGCAGAACAAGGAGGAATGCCTTGTTTCTATAAAGGAAAATATCACTCTGGTGCAGATCCTATGAAGGATCCTCACCTAGATGTTGTGTTAAACAACGAAAAGAGTAAACAACATTGCACTTGGTATTATGCTAATGCATTGAATAATATAAAACAAAAATATAAATTAAATTACTAACCCTTTAAACATAAACAAATGGGAAGCATTGACAAACGTTCGTTAAAAGCTTTTGTTAGATTCGATGGATCTGGCAGAGTAGTTCCAGGTAGCTTAGTTCTACGAAGAAATAAACCTAAGGTGGGCAACTGGCAAGAAATCACAGCATATGAGTGCTGTAATCCTACTACTACTACAACTACTACAGCTACACCAACAACTACTACAACTACTACAGCTACACCAACTACTACAACTACCACAACAGCTGCATAAAACTATAAGCTATGGCAATGGAATCTTTATTTCCTGAAGATATGATGGCACGACCAGAATCCCTTACAGTGGATACGATAGCTGGTAAGCTAACATATTTTCATGAACAATTACATTTGTTACATTGGCAGACAACTTCTTATGCAGAACACCAAGCATTAGGAGGATTGTACGATTTTGTACATGACTTCAAAGATGGTGTTGTAGAAAAGATTATGGGATACACTGGAAAGCGTCCTGGGGTTTTTAAAATCCCAGCGCTTTCTAATTGTACACCAGAATCATGCGTAACTGATTTAATGTCCTTTGCAACACAATTGAAGCGTTATGGAGACATGAATGGTTTCCATGATATTGGTAATCTTGCAGACACACTATCTGGTGAGGCTGCTAAAACAAAATACCTATTAACTCTATCATAAATGGAGATAAGCAAGAAATTCTTTCCTGAAGTCTTGCTAGAAAATGAAAAAGCATACTTTGCACATCTAGAAGGTGTAATAAGTTCTGTTGATGAGTATTCTAGCTTACAGATTACACGGACCAACAACTCATATATATTTAGATTGGCACCTAGTATGCCTAAGTATAACAATATCTTGTTAGAAGAAATTCTTAGACTCCATAATATGTTCAGAATAAAGTTAGACATTTCTAAAAGTATAAAGTCCACAGGAACAATAGTGTTCAAGATAGAGGACTTGCAAGCTTAGCAAACATTTTGTATATTTGCTAGAATAATTATAAACCAATAAATTAAAAATTATGGCACAGTACGATCAAAACAAACGTTACACATGGGCTCCAGAAGACAAATTTGAACTATCTGGACAAGAGTTCGGACTATTCTTAAACACTGTAAGAACCTTCTTAGCAACTGAAGAAGCTGGTAAATACCAACTTATGATGAAAGCTAGTGAAGTCATTGAGAAAATAATGGCTGAAGGGGTTGAAAAAGACATTATTAAAGAAGCACCTGAACCACCACAAGTTAGCGTGGAGGAACCAGCTATGGAAGTATTAAAATAGAAATATAATATGGCTACAAAAAAGAAAATGATTAAGCGTAAGGATGGGTCCTACAGTCAAAGAGGATTGTGGGACAACATTCGTGCTAATAAAGGGTCTGGTAAAAAACCTACTAAAGCAATGCTTCAACAAGAGCGTAAGATAAAAGCTAAGACTAAAAAAAGATAAGAGAATGGCTACAAGAAAGGATAAAGCTATCCCTAAAACCACTAAAGGTAAAGGTGCTAATTACAGACCTACCAAGAAGGGTGCTGGTATGACAGCTAAAGGTGTAAAAGCCTATAGAAAAGCTAATCCTGGAAGTAAGCTAAAAACTGCTGTAACAGGCAATGTGAAAAAGGGATCTAAAGCTGCTAAAAGACGTAAGTCTTATTGCGCTCGTAGTTTGGGACAGTTAAAAAGAAGTAGTGCAAAAACTAAAAACAATCCTAATTCTAGAATAAGACAAGCTAGACGCAGGTGGAAATGTTAAACTCTCAAATTATAATATTATGAAAAAGGCTCAAAATGGTCTGAAGAAAATCAAACCATCACAAAAAGGACTAGCGGCTCTTAAGAAAAAAGCACCTGAAGTTATAAATAAAATGGGGTATGCTAAGAAGGGTAAGAAAGTTAAAAAAGCTCAAGCTGGTGGTGTAGCATCTAAAGCTAAGAAGGCTCCTATGGTGGATGCTGATGGTGCTTGGACTAAAGTCCAAGAGCGTACAATCGCTGGAAAGAAAATGGCTAAGAAAGGAGCTTCTGTAAAGAAAGCTAAGTCTGGTGCTAAGATGGGAAAGTGTAAATATGGATGTAACTAATATGTCATCAACACCACATTTTAAAGTAACAAATAGTACACATGTACCTGTTTGTTATGCTGTTTACGAGCAACCAAAACTAAGTAATAATCCTTCTAAGCATGGAGTGCTAAAACCTGGAGATACTAAAGAGTGGAACTCAGGAAGCCTACTTGTAGGAAACTATGAGGTGTGGGCTATTGTTGTGGGTGATGCTAAAGATCATACAGAATACACCATGGTTGATGGAAACAAACCTTTGTTTCCTGGAGAGGATGTTATGAAAGTCTTTTTTGAAGATGGTCTAGAAAATTGGCTAGGATCTTTAGATAAAGAAGATATGGAAGCTTTTAGCGATGGAGATTTAAAACAAACGCTAGGAGAAGATATGACTGAATCAGTTTGTCCAAGTTTTTATTGGAATGGAACATCTACACATCACGTACAAGTGACAGGTGGTCCTCAATTGGTACAAGAGCAAGAAACAGGTTTATATAGAATTGGAAAACCTGGCGAAGAAATAGAAGCAACAACCTTACTCTGTTACAGATCAGGTTAAATATAACAGCCCTCAATTAGAGGGCTTTTTTAATTTACTTCCCCACGTAGAAACATGGGAGCAATGATCTAAATAATATTTCCATTCTTCAGAAAGAGTTTCACTAGTCAGATACCAAGGAACATGTTTAATGCAATATGGTTTGTCTAGTCTTACAGCGTTATAAGAAAATTGAGAATTAGGTTTGTATAGTGCGAACGTTGTGTCTATATGAGCATCCCATCCATGGGTTGTTTTCTTTGTCCAGTACTTAGATTCATGTTGGTGAGCATTCCTTCCTATTTCTGTATCAGGAAGATCATCTATCTCTAAAGAGAATCCCACTTTAAAAGCATCTGTATTATTCAATACATCAAACATTTTATCCAACCAATCATCAGGCACACCTTCATAAGAACAATCAGGATCAGCTAATATGAAATACTGCTTTCTTACGTCAGAGTATTTATGATTCCAAGCGTTCTGAGCACTACCATTAGATTTTACATAGTCTACCTCTTCATCAGTGGTCTTATACCATTCCAATAGTTCTGGATAAGTTGAATCGTGATCTACTATCAGTATTCTATTTATTCTAGGTTCTTTTCTTAAAAACTCTACTGTATTCTTCAAAGAAGATAGTAGGTTTCTATTAACGATTATTGCGTTTACTAACATAGTCTTTTAGCATTTGTGCATAATCTTTATTCCAATGAGGATTTAAGTGAACATCTCCTGTAGGAATCTTTCCTGCTTTTCTCAAGCTTTCTATGTGATCACTATGTCTTTGTATGATGTTAGGTTTACCTGGAACATCAGTTCCTTGTCCTGATTGATGATATCCACGTCCACCCCACATATAAAACCAAGAAGCTTCATTATCAGGCATTTTAACGTCCACTTTACCACCAAGGGCATGTATTCTACTAGTTAATGTTGTATCACCTCCTGCGTTCTCTAAAGGACTCTTACCTATTCTTTCCCATGCATCTTTACTATACACTATACCTGAGTTACCTACTCCAGTTATAGCTGTAATACTAGGTTCATTATAGAAAACACCTGTTTCCCAATGAATAATGTTAGTGTCTGGCTGCCAATGTTTAGCTATGTTCTGCAGATGATTAGACATTGCTACATCATCATCATCCCAAACAGCAATAAGATCTCCGTTACATCTTTCAATAGCATAGTTTTCTTTCTCTCCTATTAAAGGAAAGGTTTCATCTAGGTTATATATAGTAACTTGTGGATGATCAAATATAAGCTTTTGTTGAGGGTAATCATTAACTATTACAAGTTCACATTTATCTGCTGGATAGTCTTGTATAAGAAAACTATATAAGGCTTCCACTAACGTGTCCACCCTACCATAGGTGATACATTTACACGATATAAAGGGAAGAGAGCTCATTACCAAACATGCATAACATCAAAGGGAGATACAAGTAATACATCTTTATCGTCTGATAAAGGAATAACCAGAGCATCTTTTAGTTTGCCTGGATCTACAAGTACAACATCTCCTGATTTGATAGTTGTTACTAAGTCTCCTACATCATATACAGTGAGCTTAGACATTCTCTTTAGCATTTCACGCTGCAATGCTTCTTTAGTGTTCTCATCAACAATCAATTTACTCTCTTCCTTCTTAGGAATGTCAACATAAATTCTGTTGCCTAATAACTTTTTGTACGGTTTTTTAGCCATTGGTTTCAATATTTGTCAGTGTTCTGAATCGTTCAATGTCCTCCCCATATAAATAAGCTTCTGTCTGATAAACTTCCACTTTCTTTTTAGTACCAATCATCTTGTTAGTTTTAACGTTGATGTTAGGCACCTCTGTAGTACGTTCATGCATATCATCTAACAACACAACTAGTGTGTCATCATTCATCTGAACGCTACGAATCACCTTATTAAGATTGATACTGTCCTTGTACTCTTTGTACTCTACAGGATCTGTGTCCTGTATGGCCTCTTTACGTGTGTAAAAAAATTGGTTTTTCATATGTTTAGTTTATATTTATCTATTAGATACTCTCGTATCTCATTTACTTTTTCATACCTGTAGATATCAGATTCTACATTAGCATGTTCATCAGCTGTCAAAAGTATAATATTTTCTTCTAAATTCCTAAACTGTGGATATTTATTTTTAGGAAGAATGTGATGAAAATATACACTCAATGCTTCTTTACCTAGATAGGTTCCACTCACTTCAGACCTATGTGGTCTTTTGTTCCATATCTGTTTGAACAATATGTGGTCTTTGTTTGGTTGGGATTTACCAACACTAACTGTGGGTTTGGTAGTTAGTGCTGGCGTTTTAAATCCCTTGTTGCCAGACAGTTGTTTTCTAGGCTTATGTTTGAAACAGTATTCAGACTCTGAATTTGCTCCACACACTATACATTTCATATATCAAATAAATCAGGTGTAAGTTGTTCTGGTTCTACCACTTCAATACTTTTAGCTTTGTCATAGTCTATCACCTCAATGCTGGCTTCAGTTTTTTTTTCAACTTCAGGTTGTTCTTCAACACCCTTTATAGCATTTACAATCTTGTTCTTGAGTTTGTCAAAGAAATCAACATCCTCTAACACCATCTCTTTAAACTCGTCCAAGTCATACTTAACATCATCAAATGTATATGTCTTACCATATTTACGACCTAGTTCAAGATCATGTAGTAACTGAAGAGTTTCACTCACTCTATCAATACCAACACCATAAATTATATCAAACTCTGACTTCTGGTAAGGAGGACTCATCTTGTTCTTAGTAGCTTTCACTTTAGTGAGGTTACCAATAACTTCTTGACCATCTTTCATTAGCGATCTACTCACCTCTATTCTACAATCTGAGTAGAACTTTAGTGCATGTCCACCTTGTGTAGTTGTAGGGTTACCAAACATAACACCAATCTTCTCACGATACTGAGAGATTACAATGACACAAGTGTTAGTATTGTGACACATAGACTTAAGTTTAGGGTATGCACCACTGTTTAATCTTGCCTTCTTACCAATTGCATGGTCTCCAACATCACCATCTAACACAGATTTAGGAATAAGTGAACTATCTGAATCAATGATTACTAAATCTACTTCTCCTGACTGCATCATCTCTACAGCAATGTTAAAACCTTCTTCACCTGATGATGGTTGAGCAATTAACATCTCTGATGTATTTACACCTAGTGCTTCAAAATAGTTTTTATCAACAGCATGTTCGCCATCAATATAAACTACCTTTCCTCCTTTAGCCTGGCAGCTAGCTACAGCATGTCCACATATTGTAGATTTACCTGTGCCCTCCCAGCCCATAAGTTCATACATTTTACCTTTTACAAAACCTCCAACACCTAATGTAATCCAGTCAAATCCAATTGATCCTGTGCTGATTACATCATAATTACCTTCTGTTTTGCTGTTTAATGCTAGTACGGTTCCCTTACCATACTGTTTGTTTAATTTCTCCAGTGCTTCCTGGAATTTGTCTACGGTTGCTTCTTGTTTTTTTGCCATTCTTAATTATTTAATTGTTACTTACAAATATAGTAAATTTTGTGGATATCTCATAATGTTTTAAAGCAAAAAAAAGGCCTTAGATTTCTCCAAGGCCCCTTTTCACAATTAAAAACAGAACAGAAATACTTAATTCAAATCTTGTATCCCCACACACCAAATGTAAAAAATGTATTTCAAACCACCAAACTAAATTTAGTGGTGTTTGTACATTTTTTTACATAAGTTGATTAGCCTTCACAACTTGCACACTCAAGGATGTTCCTTGCAAATGCTTGTGCAGAGCTCTGACTAAACTGATAGTAGAGAGTTTTAACACCCTCTTCGTGGGCATACAAATATAGTTGATTGATATCCTTAGCTGGTACGCTAGGATCTATCATAAGGTTTAAACTTTGAGACTGATCAATGAACTTCTGTCTTTGTGCAGCCTGCAGAACTATCTCCTTAGGACTAATCTCTATAAATGATTTGAAAACTTCCTTTGTAGGGAAGTCTAGATGTTGTACGGACCCATCCTTATTAAGAATAGAGTCCCATGTTTCATCAGTGTTTAACTCATACTTCTCAAGCTCAGCTTCTAAGAAAGGATTCTTATACACCGTCTTGCTCTTAGCTAAGTCTTTGATGAAATAGTTAGATTTTATTGGTTCAATACCCATAGACACTGCACCGTGTATAAATGAACTAGATTTAGTTGGTGCTATAGCCATTAGTGTAGTGTTAGCATAACCTTCTCTAATTGATTTGTATCCTTTAGCTGTATGTAGCCACTTAGATGCATCGTTAGCTCTTTCTTGTAGTGTGCTAAAGATTTTATGATTAAGTTGCTTAGCTTCTAAGGATTCAAACTCTACAAGCTTAGATTGAAATAAAGAATGATACCCCATTACACCTAAACCTATAGCTCTGTGATCCTTTGCAAACCTATGTGCTCTTCTCATACCAGGAAGATGTTCTGCCTTCTGAATGAATTCATCCATCACAGCATTTAAGAACAGTACATATGTCTCAATAGCATCTGTTTCTTTTATCTCATCCCAATGTAACAAGTTGATAGATCCTAAACAACATACAAAACTGTTGAAGCTGTCTGTTGGCAGCTGTATTTCACTACACAAATTAGAAGCTGTGATTTTATATCCAAGCTCCTGATATGGTGTATTCTTGTTTGAGTTGTCAGAGAACATAATGTATGGGAATCCAAATTCATTACGTCTTTGAATAATCTTAGCCCATATCTTACGCTTCTCTTTGCTACCAGCTTTCATACTCTTCAACCAGGCATCACTCACTGTGACACCATACTGAAGATTCTGAATAGGATTACCTTCTGTACCAATGTCTAGAAACTCTTCTATATCAGAGTGCTCCACTGGTAAGTATACAGCACATGCACCACGTCTAGCTGCAGATTGTTTACACACATCTACAACAGTGTCATACATTCTTGCATAGTGTATAGGACCATCTGCTTTACCACCTGTGGTGATGTTAGATCCTCTAGGTCTTATGTTTCCTAAGAAAGCACTTGTACCTCCTCCATACTTAGACATCATTCCTATCTCACGGCCTGCATTTAGTATGCTATCTAGTGTATCATCTACATTAGATCCATAACAACTAATAGGAAGTCCCTTTGCTTTACCAAAGTTAATCCATACAGGTGTAGATAGTGAGTAATATCCCTTTGCCATATAGTCTTCAAACTTACATGCAAAGTCTTTTATTGCTAAATACTTCTCAGCAATGTTTGCTATATCTCTTATTCGTTGTTCAGGAGATTCATCTATGTATCCCCTGGACAAGAATGTTCTACTGTCTTCGTTAAGCCAGTAATATCTCTTATATTCCATCTTAAAATAAATCGTCTACAGTTATACTCTTACTCTTTTTATTATAATCTACTTGCTTTTTGTAAAAGAAGTCTCCCTCTTTTGTAGCTGTGATTTCTATATCAAACCATTTTGTTGAAGCCAACAAATTCGTATCAACTTCAAATATTGGTTTCATTCCAATTCTCTTAAGAGAGTTGTTAAATCGATTCATGATAAAGTGCTGAATTGTTTCCTTAGAAAGAAATTCAAGCTCTCCTTGTTCAAAGATCCAATCTAGTATACCACACTCAGCATCATATGCTTTCTTACATGCTGAGTAGATAAGATTGTTAAACTCTTCATCAAACCATTCTGGATTCTCCTTCTTAATGATATTGATAAGTTCTGCTCCAAAGTTTCCATGAATCTCTTCTTCCTTACTTGTAGCCTCAACAACATTAGATATCCCCTTCAGGACATTCTTTTCTTTGTTGAAGCTCATCATAATCAAGAATTGACTAAACAAACTTACGTGCTCTATAAACAACGAGAACAACAGCACAGACTTAGTATACATTTTATCATCTCGTGATCTTGTACCATCTAAGTACTTTTTCAAATACTTAATTCTACCTTCTATGGCAGGCACTTCAACCACGTTCTGGAACTCTTTTTCAAGTCCTAGTATTCTTAATAGTCTGGCATATGCATCTTTATGTCGCACTTCTGATTCAGCAAATGTGAATCCCACATCACCTATCTCTGTAATAGGCATACGTTTGTACAAATCACCCCAGAAGGTTTTTACATTCACCTCAATTTGTGCTATTGCAAGCATAGTTTTCTTGATAACATCACACTCTTGGTCACTAAGTGTCACCTTGAAGTCTTGTATATCTTCAGTGAAGTTAAACTCTGTATCAATCCAATACGAGTGTCTGATAGCATCTTTGTACTCTAGTAGTTGTGGATATTCATATGGGAGAATATTTACCCTTGGCATAAAAATGTTGTTGTTCATGTTGTTATAGGTTTACCGTGTTTATCTAAATTTATGGACAAGAGTCTCTGTTCCACCTCAAACTCTATTTTGAGCATAAGGCTGATCTTTTCTTCTAACTCTTGATGAATGATTCTACCAACAAATGGTAAGATGTCCGTAAGGTTTGTATTCACTCTAGGTATACCACGGATAGTTGATATCTCTGTATACCTAAATCCCTCTATCTTTAGCAAATCAGTAAACACTTGATTTAAAAACTGAACAACTGAAGGAACATCAATCTGCAGTCCTTCTCCGTCTAACACTAACTCGTGTGTTTCATTAAATTCTTTAGCAGTTCTCATAGTCCATAGTTGTTGTCCTTACCCAATAGGAATTATCAGTCCGCTTGGGCTGAAAACCTAAGGATTTTGGTGTTGTTTCTGAAAGCTTGGTGATAAGTAATTCAGCTTCGTCAGCTGATACGTGATTATCGGCAAGCAAATCTAATATAATTTTTCCAATTGATCTCATAATTATTTGTAAAATTTAGAAGATTTCTTCAAGTTGTTTCTCCATCTGAATGATTTTATTCTTCATACGTTTAACTTGTCTTCTTAAGCTTCTTGTATTTTCTGCAGTGTTAACTTCCATTTCTTGTTCTAGCTCGTTAAGAAATGGGTTTACCATCTCTCTAAAACGTTTATCAAACTCGTATAAATTTTTATACTGTTTAATACCATACAACACTGTAACATGATCAAAACCACCTAAGGTTTTACCAATTGCATCTAAGCTATATCCATCAGATGCATGATTGTATGCTAAATGATAGTATAGAAACCTAAAGTGCACTATATGTCTTCTTCTAGTTTTCTCTGATAAGTTTACATTATAATAGTCTTCTACAAGTTCTTTAATCTTCTGGGTTGTCATTTGTCTCCTCGTTTTGAGTTAATTCCTCAGTTAACTTCTCCTCAAGCATTTTAACAGCTTGGGATAGTGCGCTAGCTTCTGCTTCTTTTCTTGTGCTGTAGCTGCCACTTTCTTTCTCATCATTTATATAATAAGAAAACTTCTTAGTCTTCCAATTGTGTTTTACATTGATGACTATTTCTTTCTCATCAAACATATCTAAGGCAGCTCTACCACCCTCTTTAAACACTGTTACTATCTGGTCATCTGTTATACCTGACTTTATCATAAATTCTTTGAAGGCATCATCCCTATCAAAGTCTTCTACAGATTCCATCAGCTTGTTTAGAAACCATTCTTTTAGCTGCTCCTTTGTTAAAGGGTTATCAACTATCAATTTTTCTGCATCCATAATTATTGTTTTACTAGTTTAGCATTCTCTTTTATATCGTTAATATGAAGTATTTCTTTATCCTTGTCATATCCATCCCACACTTCAAAATCATTATCCCATTCAATACCTATCTTATTTTCCCAATACTCCACCATGTCTTCTGTCTTATTAAAGATTCTATATTGAAGAGATATCTCATCTCTGTGTAATCCATTCTTCTTTATCTTTATAACTTTCGGAAATAGTTTCTGAAAGCTACTAGAAGTTTTGGAATAGCTACCTTGTCTTACAAGACTGAAGTCTTTATTCCATTTAGGATCTAATTTATATACAACAACGACAAAACCACTTTCATAATCATAATCCTCGATGATTTGTTCTGTACGTTCATACTCCTCATCAAGAAACTCTCTAAATTTAATTATGTCTTCTGGCAGAAACAAGAGATAGACAGCACCTGGGTACTGAAAATCTCTTTCTGCATCTTCGACATAACCATTTATAAACCCATTTTCTTTCAATGCGTTCTTTGGAACCCTTAGAGAAGGCACCATAAATATACTGGTTATTGTCTTTTTTATTGTCATTATTATCTATTACGTAAGTTAACGATTCCATTAGTCTCAAAGTTCTCTTGACTAACATCCCATAAGTTATTTTCCACTGCCCACTTAAGACCACTGATTAGGTTCTTCACACCAGGGTAAGTTCTACCCTTGTAGTCAAAACCAAGGTAACCATCACGCATGTCTTCATCAGACAATGTATACACTAGTGGACTATAATAGTTTGCACTATCACAGACAATGAATTTAGGATTGAGCACTTCATATTTATAGAACTCATTATCTTCATCACTGGCTATATGTTGTGCAGCTTTCTTATAAAGGTACGCCTGGATGTACGCTCTTCTGTACAAATAGTATTCTTCAAAGAAGTTCTCTACATTCCATGTACACTTCAAATCATACACTTGTACAGTTTGTGCATCATGATCCACCACTACCCAGTCCATCATAGATTTAAAAGCATGATCATCCACTATATAGTTTTCAACTTGTAGCTGATCATACGTAGTGTATCTACTACTGTTTACTAGATTAACTATAGAAGATGTAACAGAGCTGCTCTTAAGTGTTTCAACTATCTTTTCAGCCATAGTGATTTCTAAACTATTCACTACAGTGAGGTTGTTAGTTCTCACTTTTCTAATCTCATGATAGTAGAGCTCTGCATCAGTGCCTACAAACTTCTTGATAACAGCCTCATACTTTATCTTGAAAGAAGATATATCATATGCTTCTCTAGATAGGCTTTCGAAGTCTCTGGATACATTACCATCTTCATCTGTAGCATCTCTAGTGACACGATATAATGCTTCTACAAACTCAAGCATAAGTCCTGTTGGTGTACATGCACAACTTGACATCGTAAATTTATCTTCAAATAGGTGTGGTTCCCATAAGAGAGTTTCTACTAGTCTGCCCATATTAGCAGCTGCAGTTTCCTTTTCATTAATAGGCTCATTAAGTACATATTTTCTATGATACTTCTTTCTATCAAGTGAAAAGTCTTTTAAAGAACTAGAGCTGTCTAACATGACAGCCCTATAGTTCGCTTCTGTGTTTGTCTGTCCTTGAATCATTCTGTGTGGTTTTTAATAAATTGTATTTCTCTTTGTAAATAGTCTAGAGCCTTGTATAAATCTTTCAACTCATCATTCTTCTTACCTGCTCTGATAACATACTTCAATATGTTACCACGAGAGAATGATATATCATACATGTGACATATGTCTATAACATCTATGTTTGTTGAAGAGTCGTAGTGCTCTGGTTGAGTGAGTCTCCTCAATAATTCTCTGTCCATTATTTCTTGAATTGTTTTAGTTTTCGTTCTAAATCTGTTTTCTCATCATGACATGTCTTACACAACACTTGTAGATTATCCACTTCACAAAACAAAGTTTCTACAAATGCAGGAAGATCTTGTGCACAATTTAAGCTACCAGCTGGTTCTATGTGATCAACATTAACCTGATCACTCTTAAACCATCCTTTACATTTGTTACATTGATATTCCCATCTTTGTCTTTTGTTGTTTCCTTTGTATGCTCTCTTTGCAAGCTCTTTACATTTAGAAACTGGTTTCCACCATCTACTCTTTTGCCTAAGTGCACTTCTTATCATAGACCAGAAAGCTGATTCTGTCATTGTTCCAGCATTTCTAGTCCTAGTCACTCTAGGTTTTCTTGTTGATTTTTTTGCCATATAAGTTTAAATTAAAGGGGGATGACAAATATACAAAATAAATGCTATCCCCCAATTAATTAATCTAAAGATACAACTCTATCTCGTATCTCAGCCTTCATGTCTTCTAAGCTTCCTACAATATTACGTATGTCAGAACTGCTAACATTTGGTAAATTGAATTCATATTTAGAAGTTTCTGATACAAACCCTTCTTGCACCTTAATCTCAAGGTTTTCAAGCTCACGGATTGCATACTCCTCATCAAGTTGTAGTGTATCAAACTGACTATCATGAAGAATACTTGTAGCTTCTTCTCTTGGTACAGTCATAATTGGTAAATATTCATAACATCTACCCTTGTGTTTACCAATACCAACTACCTTCATTGGATTGATAAGAACAAGTACAGACTGATCACCACATCCTACATAGTGTATCTGGTCAGAAGTAAAATGTAAACCAGCTGCAGCACAATCTTGTGTTGACCAGTTACAACTTTCCTTAGGCATGTTAACCACCTTACCTACACGTATGTCAAATGTTTTAGTCCAATCATCTGTGAAGCGATTCTCATGTCTGTTAGGTAGATCTAGATAGAGCTCTGTAAGTTTACCTATCTCTTCTCCATGGTCCACCTTAACACTTGTTGTATACTCATACTCTTCCACTTCACCTGTTCCATCACAAGTGTCACAATCTATCCAGTCTCCTTCATTCCACTCATCTTCATCTTCATAATAATCACCATCATCATAATATCCACCTTCACCATAACAGTCTTTACAAGTTGTACTAGTGTGTGTTTCCTCACGGAACAGACTATCATTATGTACAAGTTTGTATTCACCATTCTCTAGGAACACAGTGTAGTCATCTGGACTCTTCTTCCAAACAGCTTTCACCTTGTTGTACGTATTAGAGATGAAGTGTACAAGCTCTGGGCTTCCATGTAGTGTAACAACATTACGTAATGCTACAAAGAATCCTTGTTTAGTGATACGGAAGCTGTTCTCTTTCAAGAATCTGTATAGCTCATGTGCCACCTCAGCTCTTGGATTAAGTGCACACCACATAAAGAAGCGCTTGAGAGATGTATATTCTGTATGCTCACTTAGTGGAATGTTCAAAGACTTAGCATCTGCTACAGCATCAATAAGTTCTTCAACTAGTAATTGTGGTAGAGATCTAGATATACCCTTGAAGTATACACTATCTCCATCAATTGTAAACTCACCACTCTCTTTCAGAACAGATATTCCCTCACGAAGAGCTTTAAGTCTTGCAAGTTTCTTCTCTTCTTCAATCTTCTCACTAACAACACTAGGGTCACTAACAATAGAATACAGCTCTGCTACATTCTTTGCTACCTGTACAGCTGCATAGTGGTCTTCTGTAGCATCCATCTTGGTAATTACAGAACCATCGTTCATTACAACAGTTAGCACATCGTTAACTAACTTAGCGCTTTGATAAGGCTGTCCAGCAGCTTCATCTTGTTCATTCATTAAGGCATCAAGTTTCTTCTCAATTACCTTCTCTACTGAATGGTCCACTTTGTTTTTAAACCATTCTAAACTTAGAAATTTACTCATGTTTTTAATTGTTTTTATTTATTAATATACGAAAAATATGGGAGACTGTCAAACAATCTCCCACATATAATCTACTCTGTTTCAGCATCTTTTAATGCTTTTTTTAGATAATTATACTCATAGTTTGGATTCACCTCTAACCCATTACAAGTCATTAGTTGTGCCATGCAATCTAGAAGTTGACTAGAGGTATGAGAATAATTCATCACCTTTGCAAGTGTATTGAAATAATAGTGAGTCTTTAATAGTTGATGAACCTTCTCTTGTAGTTGATAATATGTATCATCAAACAAGTTGTTCTCTCCAGCTATTTTCATCAAAGCATCAAGATCTCCAAAACTACTATACTTAGTAGGATATAGGTAAAGCGCTCGATAATCTGTAAGATTTTTTAGATCAGTTGCAAGTTCTAAATTAACTTCCTTAATATAACTTCTCTTATCAAACACATCACTATATTTATTACAGAATTTGTGGATGCGTACAGCTGTAACTATCTGAACAAACTTCTCATGACCTTTTACAAAATCATCATAAGATACTAGATTGTCCACTGTCTCTCCTGAATCTTCTATAACATCAAGCTCACGTTGAGATAGTGTAATGTATTCAATACCCATCTTTTTGGTATTATCATACATCTTATCAAGCTTCAGAAAGTCATCGTGATGTGTATAAACATAAAGAGTGTTACCCTCTTCTATTGTTTGAACATTAAGACGACCAGCAACAAACTTACAGTTTCTACCATCATTATATCTAAGGAGGTCTTCAGCTTTCTTACAATTGAAATCACCTTCAAGCTTTGCACCTTTAGCAGCTTTGGTTGCTTTCATCTTAGCCACCTTGCTATTGTTTCTAGCATCTAACCAGTCTTGAGGCACCTCAATAGCATCAGCATCAACAAGATCAGCAAGTAGAAGACTCTCAATGTGCTTCCACTCTTTGATTACAGTTCTCCACTGGTCCTTAGGATAGTTGTTAAGCTTTAGAAGCTCTTTGTATCCTTGAGATCCTTTTAGTGTTACCTGTTTATGTTTAGCTTGCTCTTTAATAAAATATACAGTTCTACTTTCATGATCTTCTACAAGTTCTCTTAGATAAGCTTTCTTATGTCCTCGCATATCACCATTAAGTAAATAATGTCTCTTTTTAGGATCATCCCAATCAACACGTGAAGACCAAGTATTATCAGTTTTTATCTCATACATTCTGCCATTCTCATACTTGTAAGAACGTTTGTAGTTCTTAAGTAATGCACCAAATGCATACCCTTGTAATGTATGTAATTCCAATGTATCTACACCAGGTATATTAGGTGTAGCAATTCTAGCTGTAGCAAATGGAGCAAGCTGATTGTAGTCAAACTGCTTACCAAACATATTGATATATCTACTGTTGCTTGTGTAATACTTCAGTACAGCATACACATCACTATTTACAGTGACTGATTGATTATACCGTTGTGTCATTACATTAGCAAAGCGTTGTATCTTTTCTAGAATAGCTGCTTTTGCTTCAGGTGTATATCTAAGAGCCTCACGGTTTGGTGTAGGAAACACACCATCTGTCAAACTAAGTCTCAGACCTACAGGTATTTCTATCTTACCTATATCAAGTTTCTTGAAGTCTAGTGGATAATACACATCATCAAGACATACATGTAGATAGCTATCAGAAGATAGTTCAGAGAACTGAAACAAGTTTGATCTATGAATCACAAAGTTGTTATCTATATCATCTACATTGAAATATACATGCTCAAAATAAGCAAGCTGCTCTCTTATCTTATTTACAAAGTCCAAACGGTCACCCCACTTGATAGGTATGATCACCTTAACACCATTGTCTTCCATTGTTGGTTTTTCATATATCAAGTCAATAGTATTAGTTTCTTCACCCTCATACATCATGTACTTACGCTCAACACCATCTTTTCTACATGTAAAGTAGAAGCTGCTAGCATAAGCTAAAGGGGCCTTGAAACCAAGACCCATCATACCAAGTTCTGTATCACTATCACGCTTTGTAGACTTACCATACTTACTGATGATTTTCTCTACATCATCTGCGTCTAAACCAATACCAAAATCCTCAACAGAGAATTCATAATTGTTACTGTCATTTCTTACAAGAGACACCACTATAGGTTTATTCACTCCTGCTCTTCTATGACTGTCCAGTGCATTACTGGCACACTCTCTAACTGCAGAGCCTATTGCATCTGAATACAGATTCTTACTTAACATCTGCATCAATACCTGTGCAGAATCTAAGTCTAGGGACATTCCTATGCTCTTGTTAGCTGGTCCTGTTGTTAGGACGGTTGATTGTTTCTGATTTTCCAGTCTCATTTCTGTTCTTATTTATTAATTGTTATCTCCTCGTTTTACTAACCAGATAGACTTATAATCAAAGTCAAATCTTACATTATCTTTATCATCTGTATCCCATTTCTTATCAAACTTACTGTTCATTCTATTACATACAGCTGCTGTCCATCCTGTGTAAGGATTTCCTTGATAATCTTTGTATTGTTTTTGTTTTGGAGGTCTTACAATTTGCATGTAGTTGAGGTCTAAACCTCGTACAATCACTTCATCTCCCACTTGGAGATCTTCTTGTTTAATTGGTCTGTTTACTGTGTTATCCATTGTTAAATTTATTAATTATGTATATTTGTTTAAAGTTTAAATCCACTTTTGTTATTGGATCGTTTCCATTAGGCACTCTGAACTCATACGTTTTCCAGGTATTAGTCCAAGTTCTATTATTATAAGCATTTGTACCTGTTGTTGTCTTCATTGTCATAGCAACTCTACACTTTACAGCTATGTATCGTGTTTTACCATTGTGCCATGTTTTCAATTTACTAACTCGTGGAGTTTCTTCCACTACATAACATCTCATCTCTGAGCCTTGGTTAGTAATTATTTCATCTCCTATTTGTAGATCTCCAGGATCTTCTGTTAATGTTCCTCTCATCATTGTTTCTGTTTTTAAAATGGATCTTCTGCATCTTTTAACCAGTTGATGCTAAATCCGTTGTTTTCATAAATTAGTGTATCCACCTTTGTAAACACACCTTCTGAGTCCCAGTCTATACCCTTGTATGAAGCACTGGCTGGATGACTAACTATAAATGTGTGAGCAAAGATGCCTGTATACTTCTTATACCTACCTGCGTCCTTACCAAGAAAGACATATGGTACACCTAGTGGATTAAGAACCTCTTCAAACAAATACTTTGTAAAAGGTTCCCATGCATCTATGTGACTACCAGCCTTGTTCTTCTCAGTGGTGAGTGCTACGTTAAGCATAAGTATTCCCTGTTGTGCTAAGTAAGACACATCAGGTGATGGATCATAACTTAGACTGAGCCCTCTGTGAAACTCATTCTCAAGAGCTCCATAGAAGTTCTTAAGTGATGGTTGTGTATATCCTGTTACAGAACAGCCCATAAGCAAACCATCTGCTACAGGTAATTCATTCTTAAATGTGTGATAGGGACACATGCCCACAATCACTGCCTTCACTTCACCCAGTGGTGTTTCTTTGAAACATCTATATACCTGAGATGACAGAGGAGCAATTTCTTTGCCCCTCTTACTCTCTTTCTTCAAGAATGCATATATATCATCACATTCATTGCTTTCTATAAATGGTTTCATTTTATCATGCCACGATGTGTGGAAGTGTTCTTTAAAATTATTCCAGTTCATAAACTATTCTTTTTCTTCCCATTGTGTAATTGCTGTGTTCTTTATGTTAGATGACAGACACTGCGTACACAATGTCTCTTTCTTTTCACTAACAAAATCATCACCACAATCATTACAATAGTATTCATATTTAAACTTTCTCATATTAGTTAATACATAATGCTGTTGTGTTCTTGTCTATCTCATCTTCATGAATCTGTATCTCTACATCAATGTACTGATTCTTCAGTCCTTTTGTTTTTAAAATACACGCATGAAAATTTACCTTCTGGTAAGAGTTACCTTCGTCATCTTGAGAATAGATTACTTCTAATTCACCTATTTGAGGATCTTTTTTCAGAATCTCTACAAGATTGTTTACATAATCTTTTGCTTTCATGATTGAAACATATCTAATTGCTTACTAAGCACAACTGCAAACATATCTGCATCTGCTTTCATATTCTCGTTTAAAGAACCAATATGTCCTGTAAAGAAATTATGAGTGTCTATGTGATCTTGCATCCAATCTGATGGATGTGTTTCTTTCAATGCAAATGTAACATGATTGTACAGTTCCCACATACTTCCCTGTGCATCATAGTCATGAGTTGGATTTCTAAGTTCTCTCTTAACTATGTTTAGCTGTGTAGATGTAATGATTTCTTCCTGAAGAAACAATCTACCTAACAGCTCTGCTTGAGTTTGTTCTGTAGCTTCGTATTGCTTTAATGCATCACGATCTTTCTGCAGGTCTTGAAAAGTATCACCACCACCTTTTATGTATTCTGATATAGCTGCTGGTGTAAAGGTTTGTATATCTCCTTGGTGCTTCTTTCTAAAAGCTCCGTGATCACCTTTCACCATACCATTAGAACAAATGATGATTGATGTACCAAGAGCAAACTTAAGAGCTAAACTCTTATCATAGCTGTTCTGCCA